ACTCCCATCCTGAAGTTTGGGGGTTGTCACTGCTCCATTAGCCAGACCATTACCCGCTGATAAAGCCTCAATATTCTCAACTATATCGTTCATTTCCTCAGCAGTGAGGATGGCGAAGGGGCTGAATGACATATTTGGTACAGGTAACGACATACTAACTGACCCTCTCTGTCAATGCTCTGTCAATATCCCATCCACTATTAATGCGGTAAGCGATGGTCTCTCTTCTAATCCCGGTTTTATCTGCCCATTGCTGAAGCGTCATAGTGATGCCTTTATATTCAATTAATCTATTATTTCTTGTATTGTTTGCTTGCGCTTTAGGTGTCGCCCAACGGCAGTTAGATGGTTCATAATTCCTATTATTGTTTATTCTATCTATGGTAAGTTCATCACTATAACCATTTGTACGCGCCCAAATTGCAAAATTTCTATAATCCATCCAACTTATACAAACCGAGATACCACGGGCACCATAACTAGAATAATCAGGACAATTTATATTGAGGCAACGAGCCTTCATATGTGCCCAGATTCCATAAAGTCGAGTCCCAAACTCACCGTGTTTGACATTATTCTCCCTGTATTCACTACTCGGGTTTTTAATTTTCTGCGCTCTCAATTTTTCCACGTATTTGGTCTTTAGTCTGATTGATATGCAAGCCTTACATTTACGGGATATACTTCCATTCGAGTTCATTTCATACTTAGTATTCTTTTCGCTATATTCATGTCCTCGTGGACAATGGGTTTTTCTGGCGTTGGCACTTATAGTATTCATATCTACTATCTATTATGGAGGGGCTGAGTTTCGCGCTAAAAATAGAGCAATGTTAGCTGTGATCTACATCACAAGTCGTTGATATGTCTTGAAAAATGGTAAAATTATGGTAAAATATTGACATGAAGAAGAAATTATTGCTTGGAGTTCTAGTACCCGCGTTGGTTATTACGTCTGGCGCATCAGCGTATGTAATAACCAAGGATGGTGATAATAAAGACAATAAAACAGCCTTGCGCATTGAAAATGTAAAGAAAGAAGAACCTAAAAAAGAAGAAGTTGAAACAAAGCCTGTCGAAGTGGCTCAGCCAGTCGCGCAACCACAATCAACTCAAACACAGCAAGCCCCTGTTCAGCAACCTGTGGCTCCTACTCCAGAAGAAAATAAGGCTAAGATTATGGCTGTCATAACTGATTATGCAAATTCAAAGGGATATGGGCAGAGTTTCATTTATGCCAATACCACATGCTTTGATAGAGCATTTTCTGGGAACAATATGTATAGTAATTATGAAAGTTTAGTAAGTTTTGCGCCATTGCAGCAATACCTCGACGGTACGCTTAGATTTGATGCTGTTTGCAAAGTTCAAATAGTCCCTAAGCAACCCTAGTCGGAATCCTATACAATGATGCGATACATTCAAGTGTGAATCCTGGCACACTAACAGTAGTAAAATACTGGTTTATAACATATGCATCGACTATTAAGCTGCCGCTGCTATAATAAGTTGATACTTGAATACTATACTGCCTAAAAGCAATATCTCTATTAGGGTAATCAATTTGAAAGTATCCGTTCACAACTCGAAAAAAAGTCTCAATTCCAGAAAGTCTAACTACTACATGGCTTATATCCTCAGAGTTATCTAATGAAATGCTTGCTCTGATTGGACCTACATAACTTCCCGAGGCGATATTCCCCCCTGAATAATTTGCTGAAAATGGTACATCAATTTCGTGATTTTCAAACCCACTTGCAGTACCTGCAAATTGAACTTTATTTGTATCAATCATAATAAATCCTATATTCAATCACTCCATTTGCACCTGCGGAAAAATCTGTTGCATCTACATAAAATGATAGAGTTGAGCTAGTTATACGAACTTCAATTTGCGAGTAAAGTCCTTCCGTATAATCGGGCAGTAACGGTCTGCATATATTTGGTGATGATTGATGGAAAAACCAAGCCCGTACTCTTGGGATTTTCCCCAGATTGTGAGGAGGTACACTCACACTACCCGCTGCTCCAGAGGCAACAGATATAGGAATACTGCTTGGGATTGCTATTTTTTCATAATTATTCCTGGCATTAAGCGAATACTTTTGTAGGGTTGGTTTCGGGGTGATTGGCTTAGCCATGACGTTCTTTGCGATGGCGAATAGTTCATACTGTATGGTATAAGATCTGCCTATTGAATTTCCATAGTCATACCAACTGATGCCTTTTACATATACGTTATTTTCATCTATGTACGCGTTACAATCAGCAGTTTGAAACGCGGGAACTGATCCAGAAAAATTAGGAGTCATGGATCCAAAATCGTTCCATGTATTCCCATTATTTGTAGTAAATCTTCCTTGGAAATACGCACTATCACCAAAATTATGTGCGTGCGGATTTGTCGTACTACGAAATACATCAGAAGATGTTGGTGAACTAATAGTCATACTTCCTGTAAATATATCTATAATCTGGTCCATTTTATCGCCACCATAATAGCGTAGTTTTGTTCTATCTATCATGGTGTTATGCCATCTTCTATGCTTTCTCCCTGATTTGCTGCTGCTGTAGTATATGATTTATCAGGCAGCCTTCCAGTACGTGTTTTTTCCTTGCCGCCATCAGTTGGGTCAAATGTCTTAAACCCATCACCATCAATCTGTCCTAAATGACCGCCTGTAGCTGAATCGCTTACCGCTATCCTATTTCTGCCCTGTTCAAAGCGCACTTTGCCATCAAGTGAAGATATTATCCTATTACCAGGTTGAGTAATTTTAGTAATGATTGCCATGTCTACTTATTATTATGGAGGGGCTGACTTGAGCCGCACTAAATAGACCTGCTATAATTAGTAGTAGGGTTTCAAGCGCAAACAAAGAGCACACCACTTGGTGGCTCTTTTGCTTTATTTTGGTGGTGGAACTACGGAGAATCGAACTCCGATCTTGCGGGTTTCAAGCGCATGTAATAGCCGTTATACTATAGCCCCATTGCAAGGGCACTACTAAAAAACATAATGCCTTATACTATTTATTATGCTGGGGCTGAACTATGGTGCGAGCACATGGTCACCGTTAAGCTGCGAAAAATCAAGTTGAAACCATGTCCTGAGGTTATATCTCTTACACTTAAGTATCTGTGTAAATTTAGCGTCTTGAATTTTGTTTGTTATACCAATCACTCGATAATCTCCGGAAAATTCATCATAATCCACCTCAATAATGTCTGATAATTGGATAGCTGGATTGCCTTTTACTTCAATAGTGATGATATCGTTATACTCTGAATATTCATCCAATATGGTTAGTGCAAGTGAATCAGCCTGTGACACTGATTGGATGAAGCTATTGTCAATCGTGAGGACTTTGTCTTCGTATTTTGCCACTGACTCGTCGTCATAAGCTTCATATACTGTCGGTTCAACGCTAATTTGTTTTGCAGGTTGCCCCCATAAATAGAGCTGATCTATGTTAACAGAAAAACCATTTGTATTACTGAAGATGATGTCAAACGTATTTGTTTTTAGTTCAGTAGAAACAACTGAAACTCCTGAATTAACAGGTGTTCCATCCGGTAATGCTGCTGTAAACCATGACACTCCTGCATTCTCGCCAAAATCTGGGTCTTCTATACTTAAACATGGATCGGATAACTGGGCTGGAAGCGTGTATGTACCACCAGCAGGCACAACATGAAGGGTAGTATCTGTATCTGTTTTTGAGTAAACAGGTTGATACTCTTGTACCTCCCTGACATCGGTATTAATGATGACATGGTTAATAATCTCATCGTCTTCACTCGTTTCGAGACTATTTATGCTGTCATGGTCGAAATAATATACTGGATCATCTGGCTGCTCTAACCTTGGACGGAACTTGATAATACCTTGCTCATCAAGCCATAGCATACCCATTTCAGCCTGCATTAAAGGGCGGATTATATCGCCAGCTGTTACTTGTTCTCGCTCAAAAAATAAGAAAGGTATCTTATTCCTACCTTTTGCAAGGTCATACTGGTCGGGTGTGAGGCCAAATTGTTCAAACACGTTAGCAAGTACTTCACCTGTATAAACGTCCTGCATGGCAATTGTATTCCTAATTGGCATATCGTATATCCATGTCAGGAAATCCATTGCCGTAAACGTCGCTGTACCATCTATACGACTGATTTCTGGCATACCCTCGGTAAGGCCTACGAATTGCGGTAGAACAGTATTATTGAAGCCTTGAAGCAGCCTAACTGGTCTCTTAGGCAATATGAAGTTAGATATTGGCGAACCAGAATTTGGGGTAAAGTACTTATCGTAGTTATTTAGTTGGAAGTCAGCAATAGCAGACACGACCGAGTAGGGAAACTCAAGGCTTCGTTCTACTGACATGTAATTGAGCCGTTCAGAATAATCCTGGTACTCATACTGCGACCAAGGAAGCAACGGGTTATCTTCTGCTACTCCAAGTACGTCATTACCGTTTAGTATTGATTGATCGAGCGTGAACCAATCAATATCGGGGTCGTATTGTTTATCAAATGATATATAGCTGCCCCAAGTAATTAGGCGCATATCTCCATTTGCTAGTTGATTAAATTGAGGGGAAACCGCTTGCATTATGACCCTAACTGGCGTGTTTCACGGAAGGATACGGTAACATCTGAGACTTCGCCGCAGTCATCAATGATGTTTTTAGCGCCAAGCTCGAATTTCACTATCAAGCCTGACACATTTTCGCCATCAATAGTAAGCTGCGGGTAGGTCCATTCTGCTTTCATGCGTTCGTAAATTGTGTCAAGTAGGTCGTATTCATCTTTCGTTAGATATGCCCATGTATGCGCCCAGGCTCTTTTAGTTGCGATGAAGTCATCATAAACATTCCCGCTCAAAGGCTCTACAGTGGTCATCTTCTCATTCTTTACACGCGTTAAAGGCACTTCCAGCGGTGGAAGTTCGTGTGTCCCTGCTGAATCAGTGAGAAAAATTTTGTATGACATATTATATCCCCGCTATCGCTGTGCTGCCAGTTTTTGCTTTAACTGCTTCATTTATGAGCTTGCCTATCCTTGTGGCAATTGCGCGCTCATCTGCTTTTGAAGATGTCATTACACCACTCAGCGATAGATTTACTGTGACGCTTGTGCCTCCGCCAACTCCAATTTTGCTCCAGTCTGGCATTCCAGTAGACTGGTTAACTTGTTCTTTAGGTAAGACGTATTCGCCAGCGTGGACTATACCTGCTACGTCATTCTTTCCACCTCGGCCCGTGAAGCCACCTTGATCAAAACCTGGTACATAAAGGGTGCTTTTAGTTCCATCTGGCGCTTGGTAAGTTTGTTTATAGAACCCAGGCTTATAATTAAACGCGTTCTTGAAATACTTAGAAGCTTCATCTATTCCAATCTTTATTGATTCCAACAAGCTATAGCTAAACGAATTACCAAGAGTATTACCTGCTAATGAACCGGTATCTCCAAGCTGACTGACTATATCGTTCCGCTGTTCTTGTAGGCTCTTAAGCTGGGCGTCTCTCTGCTTCTGAAGTGTTTGTATTTCATCGAGAAGCATCACATTGCGTACAGACAATACTTCATCACGATGCTTATTTAAGAGCGCAAGCTCTTCATCTAACTTCTTTTGATTCTCTGCACGTCTTGCCTCATATTCACTAGCAGCACTTTGAGTTTGAGAATCAAATTCAGCCTGCCTTAATTGGGTTGACTTTTGATACTCGGCGTTTTCACGGGCAAGAGCAAACTGTAGTTCAGATAGCTGTTTTTGGTTAGCGGATGTATTGTATTTAGTGAGAAAATCAATTTGATTTTGAAGCGCTCGTGTTTTTTGTTGATGTGTTAGTAATTCCTCGTTCTGAGTCTTATTAAAAGATGTAAGTCGTTCATTGTATGCATTTTTATAAGCTTGCTCTTCTTCTGCTAGAGTCTTCGTAAGTGTAGCAATATTTTCATTCTTCTCAGCAACAAGTTGGGCTAAGGAGTAACGGTAATTCTCTCTAGCCTCATCCATTTGTTCATTTATCTTTGCAAGTTGTTTTGCTGTTTCTTTAGCATTTTTTGCTGAGTCACCCAGTCCACCTGCTACCGCGTTAACATTATTTGCTGCTTTATTCGATTCGTCTGCTGCATCGCCAAGACCATCTATTAGATTGTCTATATATGCACCAGCTGCAACACCAGCCACTGCCCCCAACAAAACGGTCAATCCACCACTAGATAGTGCACTTGCTACTGTTAACGCCCTCATTGAAGCAATAATAGTCTTTATACCAGCCACTACACGTGGAGCGATGAATACAAATCCTGCAAATGTAGCAACACCAGCGCCCCAAGCAATTATAGAGTTTTGTGTTTGAACATTTAATCCGCCCAATGATCTGATAAGTCCACCAGTAAGGGCATTGCTTACTTGACCAATCGTTACTTGCATATTTCTTAGAACAGCGTTTAACTCAGCTTGTTTTCCAGCGTTTGTCTGTGCATAGACTGCTGCATCACCTTCTACAATATTATTCAGCCTTTGTTGACCTATAAGTTTTGCCTGTACTCGCTCTTTTGCAGTCAACTGAGACACGCTCTTTCCCAAGACACCGGCACCATACTCAAGAATTTGGTTCCAGTTCTCGGTTTGACCAGACAAATTACCTATTGCACTATTCTCGGTATAAAATGATTCTGCCAAATTACCCACAGCAGTATCGAAATCAATAGTAGACGATTTACCAAAAGCCGCCTGATCTTTATATCCCTGCATAAGCTTAATTGCATCAGGGAGACCAACGCCAGCTGTAAGTAATTTTTGTAATCCATTTGCAGCTGTTGATACAGTAATAAGACCATCCGAAGCTAGTTCTTTAGCTGCACTTGTCGCTTCTTTATTATCTTCGCCAAAACGTTTCGATAGGCGCGCAAGTCCTGTCAGTGAGCCTTGATATTCATTTGCAGCCGTTACGCTACTCTTAATGACCTGGATAGTCGTCTGAAGGGTTAGAATGCCAGCAACAACGCCCCCAATAGACACAATCGAGTCATCCATAGAGCTGGTGAAGTTACTTTGACTCTTATATGTGCCATCAATCATTGACGACAGTTTAGATTGTTGCTGCGCTTGATTTTGAGTAGCAATACTTAAAGCATTGGTAGCTGATACCGCTTGCGATGAGCCTGCACCATACTTTTGGATTGCGGCTGTACTTCGAGCTGTGGCGGTTACTACTTGATTGTTTGCCCTTTCGACAGTGAGGAATTGCTTTTGTATTTGCGGAGTATACGTAGAAAGAGTTTTGGCAGTTTCTTGCGCTTCTCTTTTTATTGCATTTACACGAGTTTGAGCGTCATAAGCAGTTGTTCCGCCAGAAGACTTTGAGCTGGAATTTCCAGAGCTTGCCTGAGAAGCCTTTTTAGCAGCTTTCGCCTGATTCTCATATGATTTTTGAACGATTTTATCTGCTTCTGCAGCGGACTTCCTGAGCTGTGGCAGGTCAATATAAGCGTCATACTTAACGGCACCAACAGTAGTAGTACCAGTGCTCATATTAGTCTATAACCTCTGCTTTATCAGTAAATGGCTTCATGCCATTGTTGAACGACGTTCCAGGGCTTTTGCTGTACGTAGATGCATGAGCTACGAGGTTCCCGTGTGACTGTTCGATTACTTTTGAATACCAGACTTTCCTTGCTCCTTCAAGTAATACCAATGCTTCATCAAGCGTGAATGGTTCTTTGATTGTCTTACCATATGCGTCAAGCTTTTCAATGTATCCTCGCTTAATAGCAAGCACGCCATCCCAGCCGAAGTAATACCCAAATTCTGCAACCATATAAATTTCCGGTGATACATCAAGACCTTTTCTGGTACGCTGACGCTCTAGGCGCTTACGCCCACGATCAATGGCTTTCTTGCGCTCATTTTCAGGCAACAGATCAAGAATTGACTTGCTCATCAATGTCTTCCTTTTCTTCTGGTTTTACTGATCCTGGCGTATCAATTTGTTTTGTTTTCCCAAATACAATCTTGAATAATTTCGCACGCTCTGTGTCAGTTAAAGTATTCATTATCACGTCAACAACTCTACCGTCACTATCATCAGACATGCATCTTTTGTATGTTTCAAATTCAAATTTCTTTATTTCGCTCAATTCTTCTGATAGTGATTCGGCTTTTTTTGTAAGTTTATTTATTTTCTTAAGGTCTTCTGGTTTGCTCGGATTATATTTTGTGAAGTCAAGAGCGCTAAGTTCGTCGATTACCTTACCCAAACGCCTGAGTTTACGAGACAAGTCTAATTCTTCACCTGCGCCCATTCGACGCACCTTAAGAGTTCCAACGCCCTCAATATTCACTGTTTTAATATTCTGTATATTATTCAGTGCAACGTTTACATCAGCTTCCATATAACCCTCCTGGATTATCAATGCTCTCGCACATATTATGTTTCCTACTATTAATTATGGAGGGGCTGAGTGTGCTATAATCATCTGCAAATAGGAGTATTATGGATAAGGATCAAGCTAACCAAGTTCTCACAGAAACACTTAACGGCTCTACCGCATCAGATGATTCATCGGCTGCTATTATCATGGTTTCAGTAGTAATATGGTTTGTACTGTCAATGATTATGGGATTCGTAGCTTCAGCGATAGCAAACTACAACGAAAGAAGGCAAGTTCATGCTTTTTTTGCGGGATTCTTTCTTGGTCCGCTAGGTGTGATTGCTTATATGATAATGGGTGAATCTATTGATCTTAGAGTGCGGCTTGAGCAAAAAGCATTAAAGAAAATCAAATGATGCTGCGCAACATGAGTCATAAAGTAGACAACCCATATCAAACCAAGCAAATAGTCGTCGCGATAGCAATGATTGGTTTTACTGCGTTTTTAGTTAGTAGATTATCTGTTGGCTGGGCATTGCTGTGGCTTGCGTCCTACCTTGTATGGGCTATTGTATGTGCTGATATGGCTAAGCGTAGAGGCAGGTCGCTTGCTGGTGGAATAGTTGGCGGATATTATTTTGGTTTCTTGGCTATTTTTTACTATCTAATTGCTGGGGATTCGGTTGAAATGAGAGTAATTAAGGAAGAAGAAGCTAGGCGTAAGCACCATATCAGTTGAGTTAAGAATGCTAAAGCAAAAAGCCCCTTCGAGATTGGGGCTTTTTATTTAGGGCAGCTCTGCCTAGCTAGTAGCGGGAGTACCGTAAGTAATCGCACCAACTGGATAGAAGTGTATTGTTACTGACTTATCGTCAGTGGCGTTGTCTGGGCCACTCTCTTCGAAGGAGACACGAGCAGTAAAACTTCTGTCACGATCTTCATCCTCTTCACATTCGTAGTGGAATACTACTGGCACTGGTTCTGGAATAGTACATGATCCACCATCTCCTATAACAAAGGCATCTCCATCCATGTTATCAGGCATGAAGTATTGTAAATCACTCCACTTGTTAGGGAAGAATGAAATATCGTATGATGGGTTATCTAACTGATTGGTCGGTGTAGTTGTAGTACCGCTTAGACGTTCGCTAGTCCGAAGAAGCGGTGCAATGTTAGGCGTGATTTCACCAAGCATAAAGCTCGGAATAGTTACACCATTAATATCAATACTGAGCTTCCCGCCCATTGGGTCTGTAAAAGTTGGTACAGGTGGCATAATTATTTCTCCTTGTAAATTATTGTTCCTGTCATGCTGTAGATGACTCTATTTTGGGCATCTAAGCCGACGTTTGTTATTGTTGATGGTTTCGAGAGTTCTACGTTTGTATACGCTGGTATAGTTACGTTTTGACCCTCTATTCTTATGGAAACAGCAGGTAATTCACAGATATTCTGGTAGTTGTTTATCAGAAACTTACGAATCTGAGATAACTTATAGCTACCATCCAAATCTGAATTACCCCTTGCAAGCAGCTCGTAGCTCTGCGTATCTCGGCCATGCCTCTCTACGGGGTCGCCTATATCTGCGATATAAATACCCTTCTTGTCAAGAGTGAGCTTTTGATAAAACAAATCTACGTCTATAGTGCCAAAGCCTTCTTCTTCAAGTAGCTTCAAAAAACTTAACGTAATCATAGTCAGCGACTCATATCCACGTATTTCTTAGGGTTTTCTTTTGCAACGCTATCACCAGCCTGTTTCAGGTAGTGTTTAGCCGTTATTTTTGTTTTGTAATTTCGGCCGGTCATACCACCTAATTCATGGATACGACCGTACGGCACACCGTTGCCCCCAAACACCGCAGATGTAATACCGTTATCTTCCTCGACCCTACCGCTTTGCTGGAGGTCTCCAGTGTCCCTAGGAGCTAGCAAGATGCCTCGGATAACCATGGTGGCCGCCATCTTACCTTCAGCTCTCTTGAGAACTCTAGATTCGTCTGCAAGCCATTTGGCTGAGTTAGATATGAATCCACCCATTATGATTCTTCCCTTGGCTCAATATATTCAGCGTAGTCAGCAGCCTGTAAAGTCAACTCGTAGTGCTCTATCACACCATCATCTTGATTACGGCCTATGCCATAACCAACAATTTCATAGTCATTACCGCCTATACGAATACCGTTACCAACAAACTTCTTCGGATTGCTTGGTATAAAGCTTTCATCAGGGTAAATGTATAGGAGTGAATCTGACTGATGCGTTTCCTGATTATTTGATGTAATCATCCCGCCGTCTATGTCAGCCACTCCGAATGCATCATGAGAATCTGTTATTCGATTACCGTAAACACCGCCCCTAGATATTTCTAGGTATTGGTAATTCACTTCCTCGAATATATCAAACACATCCACAGCTGCTGCTCCTATGCGTCTTACAGGTTTTCCCATGCAAGACGTACCCTATATTGCACATGCTGTACTTAGAGATTGTCCGTCGGTTGGCGTTCAAGAACGCCTCATCGTCTGTAAGGTCTCCAAACGTTATAGAAAAGTTCCTTACATCTTTGCGTTTTACATTTCCTTTTCCAGCTTTGTACTTTTTCGATACATTCGCAAACAACTGCGCCCATAGCATCTTCAAGTCATTAGGAACTATTGGGTTAAATCCCCATCTCGCATCTAATGTGACTTTATTGTGTCCACTAAGTTTCTTATCGAAAACGATTGAGTTATAGTAGGTGTTATTTCGCTTATCCCAGAATGCAGGATAGTAGTCAGTTGTGACTTTACCATCAACTTTTACTTCCGTTATCTCTGTGAAAATACCAGTAAATACCGTACTATGACCCTCTCGTATATCGAACTCTTGGGTATGCTCCTCTGCATCGCCGCTTCCGTCAGGATTGACTTCAATGGTTATACAAAGCAGTTCCTCAAGACTCTCTTTTGCTATGTCAAGGTACAAATCAAAGTTTGTGTTTTCAGTAGGCGTAAGGGGTCGCCCTAATAATGCAGCTAATTCTTCTTTAGTCATTTAGTTTGACCCCTTTTTTTCCTTATCTCTTAAGAACCTACCGTAATAGCAATAGCGGCTTTGCGGCCAGTAAGACCACCGCCTGCCCAAATTTCCTGCAAGTATTCTTGCTTGTTGGTCTTCAAGATGAAGTTCTGGAAGCCCTCTATTGTGGTATCACCAACAACTTTATACGCAGACAGGACAACTACAACGGCATCTACATTCGGGGAGTTGGCATCGGTAAACCAGTCTGGCTCGATTATGGTATCAATGTCGAACACATCGCTTGCCTTTGATCCAAGCGGGAATAATAGACGACCATCGTTATCTTTTTCAAAACGTGCATCAGTGCTAAAGCCACTCTTAGCGATAAGGATAACCTCACCAGGTGTTTTTACCTGGTCTTTAGCTCGTGCTACAACTTCGGCAAGGCTTTGGTTCACACCGATCTCAACCACACCACCAAAGAATCCACCATCAATAGCGTCGGCTACGATTGGGTAGAAACCACGTGGGTTACCTTCTTTGATTTTGTAATCATTGTCAGAAGCACGGCCGTCCCCAAGTACAATAGCGCGCTCGACTTCGCGAACAATACGCTGCGGCAATTCGCTCAGAACGTAAGTTACCAGTGCTCCGGTTGAGCGCTGCTCTTTGATGTCTTCCTTATTAAGGGTGATGTATTTGTAAACGAACTGAGGACGCAAAATACGATCATCGAATGTCAGTACTTGTTCAGCCTTTTCCTCCTGATCAGCACGGTTGTAACCACGTGCGCGACCATCGTTAGAATTAACATCATCTTCTGTGTCCCAGGCAGCGTTCCACACATCTGCACCAACCTTTGCTACACGGTTCCAAATCTCACCACCATCTTCAAAAGCATTTTGAATAGCCTCTACAAGTGGTGTAGGCAAGAAGATTTCTGGGTTTGTTACACCGGCTTTTACTTCCAGGTGCTCTTTCCATGCGTTGCGTACTTTAGCAGAGCTTGAACCGTCACCCATTTGCCCAGGGTTTGCTGCGAGAATATTTGCGAATACATCCATTGCCTCATCGCTCTTCAAGTATGCTTTTAAATCTGGCTTAGGAGCAGCATTAGTTGGTTCAGCCTGATCTTTAGGCTCAATTACCTGTGCGGCTGCAATTTTTTCTTGTTCTGTCATTACAGTTTCCTTCTTATTGATTACTTTTTTTACTTCATCGACGACCTTATCAGTGTCGATTTCTACGTCATAAGTCACCGAGCCATCATTATTTACCTTCGTGTTGGTAACAGTGGTATTATTTGCTACTGCTTGGTCAATAACTTCTTGCTCGACTTCGACGGTTTCTGCTTCTTCATCAGAGGCACTTGATGTCCCAGTATCATTTGAAGCAGGTACTTTGGTTGTATTGGTAGCATCTTGCCCCTCCACTTCTTCCGCTTTAATCTTTTCGACTAAAGAGTTGATTGAGTCTTTGGTGGCACTCATGCTATAAGCAACTTTTCCGTTCACTAGATTCTTGATGGCATCTGAAACGCTTACTTTTTCCTTTGCTTCGATTACTTCGTCCGCAAATCCCATTTCAACTGCTTCATCGGCTGTCATCCACGTTTCTGCGTTTAAAAGCTCCTTGATCTCTTCTTCACTTTTACCTGTACGGGCTGTATAGATTGGTAGCATTGATTTCTCTATTGAGTTCAATACCTCACCCACCTTTTCCATCTCGTTTGCATCGCCAATGGCGAGCGTCCACGGCTTGTGAATCATCATCATTGAACCTGGTGACATTACAATTTTGTCTCCAGCCATTGCGATAATAGAAGCGATAGAAGCTGCTAAACCGTCAACACGGATAGTAACCTTACCATCATGTCCTCGAAGTGCGTTGTACATTGCGACACCTGCGAATACATCACCGCCACCACTATTTAGCGATACGGTGAGATCTCCTTGGTGTTCCTTAAGCTCATCTCGTAACATCTCTGGTGTAGCGCTGTCGCCCCACCAACTCTCTCTGCTTGAGATGTCTCCTTCAATGACAAGTTCGTTTCCGTTGCTCTCTACAGAGTTCTTCCACGACCAAAACTTCTTTGGCATGTTTAATCCTTTTATTAAAATTTGTAGAACACTCCCTTGCGTTCTTAGTGAACTTTGCTTGTTCGGTCCTACTATTAATTATGGAGAGGCTGAGATTAGTGGTACTGCTAACACCTTGCAACTACTGTTCCCACACTTATCTTTATCTGCGTAGTCTTTGTTGGTCGTCATGCCTAGGAACCTGTCACATTTAGCGCAGTGACGCTCGTATTCGACTTCGTTCAGAGGTGTAACACCATCTATCTTTGATGGGTCAGGCGCTCCATCTACCTCACCGCCTTCATCAACTTCAGGCTTATCATTATCTATAGTGGCTGCTCCGCTTCCGAGCTTAAGTAACTTGTAAGATTGAGATAATTGCAAAGCATCAACAGCACTATCAAGGCTGTACCCCATATCCATAAGATCCTTAATCATGGCTACTTCTTCGCGTTTGGTCTTGGCCTTAACTAATTCCGCATCAGAAACAGCGGGAATCTCATACTTGAACGTAATTGCTGCCCCTAAACCTCCAGTAATGCGGTTGAGTTCATGGGTAATCTGTGAATATATACGTAGTGCAAGAGGCTTTACAGCTCTCTTGGCAAATCCATTCTCAGATACTTCAGCGTTAGAATATTTAGCCGAACTATCGACTCCCTTAATGATTGATGAGACACCATAAGATTCAGATAATCGATTATCAACATGCTTAAGTAATGGGTCGAAATCAATCTCTTTGTTTGTTTGTGCAAATGGTATCCATTCAACTTGTGCGGGAGCCTGATTACCTTGTTGGTCAATAGGAACGTGTGTATAGGAAACGTTATTGTTATTTCCAGCACCCCTGTGCCGCTCTTGAAGCTTTGCAACCATATCCTTGTATTCTGGTACGCTTGGGGCTGCTACCTTAAATACGCCAGCCGGTATTGCGTTGTTTTCAAAGAAACCGTTTTGGAAATCTGCTATATGCCCGTCGAGCGTAGCCCACTTAGCAGCGGATAGATATGGCGAGTAGCCACCGTATAGGTTGCCTGGTTTTGCTCCTCCGGGAATTGCTATTACTTCATCTTCAGTAAACTCTTGAGCACCAATTTTGTAGTAGATTTTCCCATCACGATATTCAATTCCTGGGCACTCCAGGAAAGTGTAACCTGCGATATTCTTGCCTTTAAACCCAAACTCACCGCCTGGTTTTGCTACGCCACCTTCATTACGCCATACGAGCAGGTAAGTGTAGTCTTGGGCGAGCACAGACACGCCGAGCTTTTCCATAAATAGTGGCAGACTATCTCTCTTGTTCGGGTGAAATAATGCATCTAACGCCGCATGTGGCACAGGTTTCCCGTTGCCATTGATTGCATAAGGAACAATCCCCATGAGTTCATTAGTGATTGGCCTAACATTCGGATAGTGACTGGCGTATTTGTCAGATTTGTAATGGTTGTATAGACCGTATGGGTTTACCTGAGCAAAACTAGGTGCACCTACAAGGTTCACTTGAGAATTTACGCCTTTGATGGCTGTACCGAGTATATTCACTTGTTAGTTCCCTTTATGTACAGCAAGCCTATTACCGCCTGTGTGGTGAAAGATAGTAAAACGCCCCATTTGTATCCAGCTATAAGTCCTAACGTCACAGGAATAGCCAAAATGATTACTAGCAGAGTGTAATACTCTGTGATGTTTCCGAGCACATGTTTGAAGATTTTTTTAATACGATTCAACCCAGTAATTCCTTTAGTTCTATATATAATTATGGAGGGGCTGAACTATAGGAGACCGCCGTACTCTATAGGTCTGAAGTTTAGCGCTCGATTCAGTAGTGCCAACGCCATAACCTCATCATCGTGAAACCCCTCTGGAGCTGAATAGCTAAATTGCCCATTTGAGCGTTGTTCATAGGCATATAGAGCTAACTCATCTGTTAAGGTTTCTATTTTGGGATAGCTGATGTTCTGATTGTCCATAGCAATAGAGAGGTTACTAACTAACTCTTGCTTAGTAGTAGAGGTGAACTTAAAGCCCTCTAAATTCAGCCCTGCGTTTTGTAAATCGTCAAAGATTCCATCACCTACCCCTGTCGCATCGATAACGCCGCTCATGCACTTAAACTTCTGGTATGCGGATATAATGCGGCTCTTTTGCAAACCCCAATCTATCTGATTAAACCTGTCATGGTATACAACCTGTCGCTTCTCCACATCGGCTACCATAATTACTGTGAAGTCAGTATGTTTCGCTAGGTCAGCAGATAAGACATACCTACGCCCTACAATAGGTGAATCTAATAACTCACCACTTATATTCTCAAGAATATTACGAAATACTGCGCCCGCCCCATCGATAAACTCCGCTAATATCTCTTGCCTAAATGCCTCTTGGGTCATAGTGCGCTTTGCTTCTTCGATTTCCTTTTCCGTCCAAAATGGCGAATCATAAGCACTGAATGAATAATGCTGGTACTGGTGGTAAAGACTTTCAAACTTATTCTTTCCTTTTGGGGTACCGATAAGACGAGTGCGGGCATGCTTAATCATCGGATATATCGTGTTATCCCATAGCTTGGCTTTCTTAAGAACAATACCCGCCTCGTTTATAACAGCCGCATCATACCCAAACCCCTCAAGCAGTTCTGGGCGTTCAGCACTACCAAAATCAATAGTATTCCCGTTCCAAAGTGTAAGTATCTTTTTTTGTTGATTCCATTTGCAGTCTTGCCAATAATTCATCCTGATAAGTGTTGGCTTGAAATACCGCTCAATATACTTATCGATATTAGATTGCGTTGTGTCTATCCATAGTCCACGCTTGAGTTGGCCGTCCTCTTTTAGTTGGTCAAGCTCTTGCACTTCCCAGGTTACGAAATTCTTAGTTTTACCGGTTCGGCGCCCAGCTTTGATTGCAACTATAGGACTAGTGTCTTTGTATGCCTCCTTTAAAAAGGATGGTATGACCAAGCGTGTCTTCTGTTCCATTAGTCCTCTGGTGCCGGGTCATCTTCAAAGGTGATAGAAGCACCCTTTATGGCTCTACCACCGCTCGTAACATCTAAAGTAGCATCTGCCTTACCAAACGCACGGTCAAGCATGTCAGATATAGTTTTACTATCAGGCACTTTTGTTGTGATGAAGAAATAATCGTCACATTTAGAGCCTTCTTCATAGTCTTTAACTTTCATGCTACCGTCTACACCCTCGTTCTCGTCAAGGAATCGACTTATTATGTCTGGGTCAGTAACCAGCTCAGGCTTGCGCCTATTGCCCTTAGAATCGGTATGAATAACGAATAGCATCTGTGTGCCGGTAGCTAGGGATAGCTGGGCGTTGAAAAGCTTGTCTGCGTTTTTACGAACCCTATCGAGGTATTCACGCTTAACAGCCATAGCTTCAATGGTTGACTTATTGAGCTTACCTTTAGGTCGCCCACTACCTGGTTGAGGGCCGCCCTTCTTTCGTTTGACGGGTTGTTTATTATCTGTCATAGGTTAAAAAATCTAAAAACCTTCCTACTATATATTGTAGCTAGGGTGAGATTTTACTTGAGGAGTTCTGGGTTTTCATAGATGTTGCCGACAACTACAAACCAAATATTATCGCCCGATACATCAATAGGCATGTGTCCAAATAACCAACAGTGTGTATTGAATTGAGTTTCAAAAAATTCTCCGAAAGTTACCAACCCTCTTGTAGGTCTTAGGTCTCTACCTTGTTGCTCTACTATATCCCCCTCAAATATCTTTGTACCGTTTTTGTCGAGGAGGCCGGTGAATTGCATGATATGATGATCTTCACCGTCACCCCATTCACCAATAAGATCTAATACGAGACCTTGTTCATAAACCATCTTCTTTTCTTCGACGAACCACGCCCTAAACTCTATAGGTCTGTTAGTCATGATAAGCTCTCCAGAACATCTTTAGTGTGTTGTTTTAAGTGCTCACTACACAAGGCATTTCCAATAACTTTTCCGTTTCTATCAAATTGTGTCAGACATTTATCGCAGTCGTTGAATTCTTGTTTGTCAGTAAGTGCTGTGAAATCATTTGATTTATTATCATTCATCTTTTTCTCGTCCATAATATTCAATTATACCCCTAATAAACCGATAAGTTTATCTTTACTTACCCTTGCAATCCCATACTTACAGTCCCGTATCCCGAATGAGATAAGCAGATCGCCATTATGCTCAACCATCCCTGCAGCAAACTCAATATTTTCATGAGTACCGAATCTGAACGGTCTGCTAAGATGAGTTACTATTCCTTCTCTATCGTGTCTAGCGAGGTAATGCCTGTAAATATACTTATCGTAGATATTCTGAGTACGAACTAATCTCAATGAAGAATCAATAACTTTGTCATGGACGACGCTTATATATGTTCCATCTTCTTGAAGAAGAAGCTGTGAACCCCCGTGTATGATCCCATCGTACTTAACACCTAAAATGTGACCTCCTTGCCAAACTTGTGTTGGAGAATAGGTAAATTCAAAATAAGCTGTTTCTTCGTCAGGTGGTGACCAATTCTTTTCTACTAGGTTTGTATCAGGTTTTTGAAGCGTTCTAATATACTGTAGCGTGTCGCCCCTAATGACGTATTCAGCCAGTGAGGCAGAAGCATTATGCAGCGACCTGGTGAGCCTATCAGATTCAAAGCCAATAGCGTGCATACCATCTTTTCTTGAGAATAGGCGTACATCTTCCAGCCCTGCGGTGAGTATTGTATTCGGGGAATCATTACTAAGCTTGAGCTTTTGCAAGTTTGATACCAATAGCGTTTCAGGGTCTAAATCACCATATAATACATCTGTCTTAGAATATGCGCTGCCATCCCTGAAATACCATTTGCCGCGTCTTTCAACAGCAAAGTTACAACTTCTAATAGCAATTTTTAATATTCCGTTGTGCCACGCAATTGAAGGGTTAAAATATCGCATTGCAGGATCGTCTATTTCCCCGTAAATGCGGAGTTCTGTATCAAGTTCCTGGAGGTCTATCGTCTCAACCACACTTGGTCTTGTATTGCTTCGCCCCATTCGTTCTCTAGTGCGGTACATATATAACCCCTTTCCTGCATGAATAATGCTATATCTAAATTAGTTTTATCTCTCGCTACGCCTTCAATCTCTGTCTCTAGGTGAAATACTCGGACATTTCTGAGGTATTTGCCCAGCCCCTCCAGCGCCTCCCAGGTATAGTGCTCTATATCAATTTTCATAATATCTATCTCAGTATTTTGGTGGCCGAGTTCTTTTATGACATCATCAAGGCGGCGGGTTGCAACTTTGATGGTGATCGTATCTTTAACCCATGGTTCATTCGCCCGATTGAGGTTCATGCTGCTGGAGCCAACCATATTGTTGTCACCATGTATTTGCAAGAATTCAGCTTTACCCTTTTTGTTAGATATTGCTTCAGTGATGAGTATAGCTTTAGGGTAATTCTGTTTTATTACTTCAACTTGAGGGGGGTTACACTCGAATAGGACTATATCTGCATCATCCCAAAGCCTTTGACCGTCATAGATGCGTTGTGCGAGTTCTTCACCATCTTTGCCGTCTCTGCTGCCTACTTCGTATACCACTGGATTTTTTGTCAGCCCGAAATTATCCGTATAGGTTTTTACAGCTGTATGGAGCCATTTATTCACAATCTAAAACTCCTCGCATAACATCTGAACCTGATACAACCTCATTGCTTGTCAGCTTATATACATTTTCGCCATCAACAACACATATTTCTTGAATGCCGTATTTGGAACCATATATTAGAATATTCTCCCTTTCCCGTTGCGCTGATGGCTCAGTTGTAGGTACTAAGATGTCCTTTCCTGCGTGTATAAATCTGAACCATAAATCATCTTTCATATCCTATACTCCTTATATTCTTTAGATGTTTTCGATTTCTTATACCGATCTCGGTTATTTATGAGGTTATTGCGCCTAACTTCTGGTGATATTGAACTAGCAATACTGGAATCTTGATCAAGGCAATATATAAGCTTATCGCTGTTCACTACATCCATAGCCCTGTATGTGGTCAAACCTGCGTTATGGATTCGATTTGTCCAGTCTGTGTGTTCATACATTGCTTGTCCATACTCGGTATCCATGCCGCCGACAACATCTAACACTCTCCGTTCAACATAGAGCATCGCTCCTCTAGTGTGAGAATAAGCAACTATTTCATCATCCCGGTATAATTCACGCATATCTGATGCTGGCTTCCCAGGTAGTTTGAATTGGTACATAAGATGAGGTTCTTTGGATTCAACGTATGGCTTCCACCATTCCTTAGATATGGGCCAGCAGTCATCATCGAAAAGGAAAATATCAGTGCATCCTTCATCATATAAATATGATAAGCATCGGTTTTTTGTAATAGCTACACCAGTATACCCAAAGTCATTAATAACAATACCTGCCGAATTATTTGGTATATATCCTTCCCACCTTGCTGTGTCATAAGGCGTACGTTTTGGGGTAGTGCTTATACCGATACCGATCTTCATATTTTGCTCCGTATATATTCCCCAATAGGCTGCCTTTTGAACGACAACTCGGTGGTACTAAGGTATGTCTTACTCTCAAAATCCTTGACGTTTTTTACGTCATCCATACACTCGCCACCAACGTCATAAGTATTTCCATAATATGAACGAATAAGGGGACATTTCCTGTGTTCTATACTTGTTTCAAGCTCCTGAATAATGTTATGTAGTTTCTCTTTATTGAAAAGAAACGGTATGTGCAGTTCATAGGAAAGACCACTGCCCAACCTATCACGAGTCTCGATTATTGCTCTGGTATAGCTATCCCTAGAGTGCCTCGACGCAATATGTTCGTCTAAAGTACCCCTATGCGCGTATTGTGTCTCTGGCACTGGATTCAAAACAAAGAAATCATCGTTAAATAAATAGAAATCATCGGTTAAGTCAAGATTATCTATAGCCCATTTCAGCTTCATAATCTGGTCGATATGAGAGGCATACCTATATGGTGATCTATCGTGCTGCTCAACGACGTGTATGTTTCTATGCGGAAAGTTCTTATTAATTAGTGCAAGGCATGCCTCTAGTTCACCAGAGGAGTTTTTGATATAAGGGATTACGATATCATTCATAGGTTAACTACTCTCGGGGGTTTTGTTGTGTGGTGGTAGCACTCACACACAGTACATCGATAGCTTCTAGTGTGCTTATCCTTATATTTCCGATTTCTGCGTTGAGCCGCACGCTTGGCTGAGTCATACGTATAAAAGGTTTTCTTTCTATCGCACGTAGAATATCTGAAAAAGCTAGTATACATAGTAAATCCCTAATTCCTGAGGCGTAGATTTTGCATGACTGAATTTGTCAAACAACTTATTGTCATCATTTATAGCTATAATCTGCTCGTTAAACCACCTCTGAACCTCACGGTATTTGCTGTTTTTTGTCACTAACGTAAGGCCTTTGGTAACTCCTCGAATCGTTGCAGTACGGTGATAGATATGGATTTCATCTTCACCAGCTCTTTCAAGTGCGTTGTGGTTGGTGTATTTGTAACCTATACCTGGTTGATTTCGGCGGGTGAATTTAACTTTATGACGTGTTGCATAGACATAGAGTGAGTCGATCTCTGGTATTTTTTTGCTTATCGTTTGGCGTGATACTAATAATTCTCTACTCATTTTTTGTTATCCATTATTAATATGTCATGCTTACCACCAACAGATACGATGTAATCAGACGTAAGATCAATCGCGAGCTTTAACCTATCCTCAACGCTTAAATCTGATTTGGCATTTTCAAACGTTGCCATTACTGCATGAGCATATACTTCACCTGAACCAGTGGTGTCGTATGGGAGTACAGTTTCTAGTAAAGCAAGATCGCCTTGCCATTTGTAAATACTACCTTCATAAATAAATATAAATTCAGATCGCATATTGTCTATGACCCCGTCTTTATTTCGAAGTGTTTCATGCTCCTTAAAAAACTTCTTTAATGCATGTGCAAATTGGTTATACATATACCCGCTGGCTGATTCACCAACATTACGTTTTGGCGGTGTAAAGTCTTTCTCAAGTAGCTGTAATTCTTTATATGAACCACAGCCTCCGGCAAGTATGTCATCGCCTATCATGAATATTTTTTTATTCTTATAGATAGACCCTGAATAGCCATTCGACCCCATACTGTCGCTTGCAATATATGATTTATCTTTACCCACATATCCAATAATTAGTGTCATTTCAATAGCCCCTCCAAAGGCTCATTTAAACTTAATGCTACGTTTTCATGTACGATAAATGGAAAATCAATCCCATAAGCCAATGCTTTTTCTCGGTGTTGTTGCTGCTTTCGTATGTCTATTCTTGTGAGCGGTAGCCCATGCTTGGCTGCAAAGCGTCGTAATTCCCTCCACTGTTGTTTTCGTACACAAGGAGTACAGACGTTATCGTAAAGAATCATATATGCCTCTCCAGTTTCGTTACTAACAATTCAAGCCCATACATCTGGCTATTCACACCAGGCCTAAACTTGCAGTAATCTATTAAATCAGCGACGTTTTTTATCTTGCCAGATACAACAAGTTTCCTTATATTTGCGTACTGTTTTCTATAATTCCTGTGGTAATACTTAATTTTGTAAAGTTGTAATGGTGTAGCTACTAGAACTTCATCACTCTTAAATGCAAATAAGAGCGTATTACTCACTCTTCGGATTTCATAGTCACTTAATTGGCTAGAGCACGATTCAACCATATTAGGTACGCCGTGGATGGTCTGCATCACACTAATCTCTCAAGTAAAATTACGATACCTACAGTCGCAAAATATCCGATTACTCCTATACCGTTGGCAACTGAGAATGGTATTGAAATCCACAGAGAAAGGCAGACGGTACAACTCAAGAAATTATGTAACGGCTCTATAGATCTAAGTCTTAGAAATACATCAGCCACCCCATCATACTGAGAAATCAATGTAGCAATTCCAAAAGTCGCTAATGCAGTAAACAATACACTCAGAAAGTCAAACATACGCCCCCATCAGAAATCAGCACTCAGTAGGGGTCTTACTCTAAGGGAGACGAGGCGACGTACCTATAACACCCCTTCGCGCAAGGGTGTTAATTATTAGGTGGATATAAAGCAGTCTCACACACCCTCAACTAATTGAGATATGCCCGCTCTATGTTTAGCCGCCTCATATGGATAAAAGAAAAGGAGTCCGAAGACTCCTACTAAATGCTGATTTTAAAAACTAAAGAGTGTTGGTTTACCTTGATTACTCGCATATTACCATGAGCATTGTTATATTGCAATACTAAAACGGATCCATTTCCGGAACATCCTGCTGCGGCATTGTCAGCCCACAATGCTTACACTTATTGGTCACCCCTCCTGCTGCCAAAGGTTTTACTTCTGGTTCGTGTTGGCCGTTCGGTCCGTAGAGGCAGTACTCGTAATTCACATCATCCATGTATATATGATAGCAAAAGCGCCCTACTGACAGGGCGCTCCTTTTTCGTGAACCTTCATACAGGTCTTACAGAGTTTTGTTGGCATAGCAATATTTTACCTCGTTTTACTCCAATATTCCTTTACCTTTGAACCGTATTTAACTTCCAAGGCTAACTTAATCCGTTTTATTTCAGACTTAAATGCTTGGAATTGGGTTTCGTTTACGTCGGTCATGATCTGACCCTTTCAGGCTTTATATCAAATGTTTCGCCAAGTGATGCAGTGGCGTAGTGGTCACCGCAACACGAAAGATATTGACCGTTTTTAGCACCTTTCGGAGTACCGCAGGTAGCCCATTTATGACAGTTCATCACTACACATTCACCATCTGGGGCAGGATGTGGATCTGAATATCCTAATACATCAAATGCATGTTCCAGAGCCGATAAACCACCTGTGAATAAGCTCGCAGGTTTCTTCTCATCGCCATTTGCCTTATATGCGAATTGCCAGACCATATCCTCAAGGGCATCTTTGTATGTACTCATCTATTCTCCTTCCTTATTAGTAGTTGTCGGCTTGGAAATTGGTGCCAAAGCTAACACTTTTCCATACCTTTCACATTCTTGGTTATCGCAATAACTTAGGATTCCTTTCTTCCATGTAATCTTTGGATTTGAGAAAGACCCTCCACTATCAAAGCTTTCTATATATTTCATTACTTCAAATGTTTCAAGCTTATCTCCACATTGAGTGCAATAATAACTCATAGGATTTTCTCCGCTTCAAGTTTTTCATAGAGAGCCTTGGCTGCTTGGAGAGGGGTATCAGCTTCACAAAATGTATCATTGCTCCGAAAGTCCTTAGCATCTTCTTTTCTGACCACCCAGGCAGCATATGTATCACCAGATTTACTGATGTTTGATTTATCTGGCAACCTCTCTAAATACCATTCCAAGTTAGGATCGGTAGGTTGTTCGGAGATGGCTTGGTTAAACAATTCTACTAATGGATTAACGAACTCTGGGTATGGGTATACTCCACTTTCCTGCAACGTAAATGCTATCTTAGTTTTCAAGTCCTCTGTTGATGTGGTCATACAAACCTTCCTAACTTATCTCTTTTAATCTTTCCGAGTGAACGACGGATGTGGAATCTGAATTGGTGGGTGGTCATGATTCCCTTCCTATAATCTTTCTTTGCTCGTATGTAATGGGTATTTTGGTTCGAGTCGTTTTATCCATTCAATAGGGATAGTTTTACGCTTCGTGTCTGCTAAGTAATACATGGCTTGATTCCAAACCTCACTCATACCGTCTGTGAATCCTTGTTCATATGACTTAACATCACGCTCTTTCACTGCATTGTTGAGGGCTGATTTGGCACCGTCTCTAAAGCCTTTATAATCTCCTCTTCTTGTAACAACATTGAGAGAAAAGTCGTCTAAAATTTCATCTACCGCTTCATCCCATGTTTTAGGTGTAGGTGTGCTCATGCCATTAATATCCTTGTCATTCTGCTAACGCAATTAGGGTTATACAAAATTATTTGTTCTTTAGTTAAAACACTGTAATTGCTGCTGAGGTAATTTATTGGTGTTAGTGTGCTCATTTCGGCTCTCCATAGCTACAGGGTACGTGGCTGCAAAAACCATATACCTGTGATTTAATGCAGAGATAAGGTGTAAGTGTGTTAGGCATTACGGTTCCTTTCTTTCTACGGTAATTATCGTGTCATTCTTGCTGCCGCCGTGGGCTATTGCCATGACTTCTTTAATGCGGAATCCTCTGGCTTTTCCGAAGCCATTTGTATTCCAGCCAAAGCTAATAACGTAGCCACCTGGCTTGATCTTTTCACACAGTGCAGATTTAACGTGTTCGTAAGCACGCATGTCTGTCTTAGATTTATCTGGCTTAATGCCCATTATCCGGTAGTGTTGAGTTATCTGCGTAAAGCTATATGGTGGGTCGTAGAGTACCCCTTCGTAACGGCCGTCCAACATATTAGCGAAGTCTAATGCTTCCATATGGTATTTGGCTTTTCGTTCGGGGTTATGGTCGTTGGTAAATTCAGCAGGTGAATTATCCCCGGCAAAAGGGTCAATCCATCCTTTACCGTCGCCAACATATTTATCTAGGAGCACCTTAACCGGATGTATGGTAAATGTCCAAGGACTCGGCATAGCCCAAACACGGGTGAAAGCGATTTCTACTTCTTCGTGCTTGCCTTTATAGAGTTGAGCTAGTTTCCCCATATCCCTCTTACTCCTCTCTATCGTCTATCTCTTCTTGAAGTTGTTCAGTAGTGTATAGTTTCAAACTTTGGGTAGAGCGTGAGTTACCGCTATTTTCTAACCGGTCTTCAATAATACCTGCATAACGTCCAATAACTTGACCCGGGTTGTTTGAATCCATAGCTTCGTTGTACATGTCCCATAACAGATTGAATATTCCTTTTTCTTTCCCCATATCTACTCCTCTCTAGCTTTATTTGATAGGGTGGCTAAATATGATTCTGCAATTGGTTTTCCTATAGCCTCTGGCATAGCACCAGTCAATAACCCTTCTTGATATGCTTCTTTCTTGGCCTCCCGTACTCGCTGTTCTGTGTGGGCTAATATGTCTTTGACATACTGCTCGTAGCTTTCGCTTGAATGACCACAGCCCGCACACTTAACAGTTGTCCTAGGTGTGCCATCTTGCCTGAACTCACAACGGTGGTGTGATCTTGAGATTGATCTAATAAGCCATTCTAGTTTTAGCTCATCATTACTCATTGCTTGGCCTCCAATTCCTTTAGTTCAGCTTCGAGGGTGACTATGCGACTATTTAGCATTGAGTTAAAGAACCATCTTTCTGATTCCCTGATTTCTGTCGTAGCATCCATTTCTGGTCTACCAACCCGCTCCATATGCAAATCACCTATAAAATTCTTTGTATCTTTAGCTTCATCAATCTTCGCCCTCAACACCTGTTTCTGTGTGTGGAGGTAGATAAATGGTATCAACGCATCTACTTCTTGTGGCGCACCAACTTCTTTGGCATGCTGCTCACGTATTAATTTGTTGAGGGCTTTGCGTAATTCATCGTCTGGGGTGCTTGTCCTCATAAGCCCCTCTGATGGGCTTGGACTACTGCTTTTAGCAGGGCGTATGGTGTCATCTGGGAGGCTGGGGATTGAGTCATTTTGAGCTGCGACTGCACCTGCTTTGTATCCGTTTGCGTATCTTTCAACGAACCCCACTAAATCATCTAACTGCTTCTCAGATAGTGTTGGTGTCTCAAGGACGTCGAGTATTTGTTGGGCGAGTGGTTTATTCATAAGTACATTCTCCTTTCTTAATTTCACTTAATGGTGTGTAGTTGCAATAGTCCTGCTGAGTGTGCTCGAGGTATTTAATAAGTAGAATCCCGAATAGCAAGGCCACTACTGAAGCGATGATTGCCGTTATGAGTACGTCTTTCCAAATGTTCATATTCTGTCCTCTCTAATTAATTGTGGTTAAAGCTTCCTCGGCTTCTTTTTTAGTGGCGTGTGTAGATAGAATTTTATGGCCTGCATACTTAGTTTCATGATTTCTAAAATATTCCACTAGCATGAATGGCTTGCTTAATGTAAAGTCACCAACTATCCAAATTTCTCTTGTCATATAACCCCCTCGTTAAAATTTGTGTTACCTTTACATCTATTTATTGAATGTTAAGTAAGGTTGGTTTTACTTACTGTTACTTGAAGCTGGTGATAAGAGTTCAGGCCATCGCCCCTGACAGCTTGGTTGACAGGCTTATCACCAGCTCTTAGTAGGCAAGGCATTAAACCGCGTTTGTGCAAGCCAGCATTTTTTCAGCCGCCCACAGTTCAATGTGTATCCTTGCCTAAATCAGGCAAATGGAGTGTCACTATCTCCTTGTCAATTGACTCGCGTTGACTTCCGCTAAATGCCTTGCAGTGTTATATGTTTATTGCCTAATGGTTGGTAAGTAGGGATTTGCCGAGGTAATATCTTTTCGTCACTCATTGCCGTAAGTGCATCTTTATTCAAGAGGATATTACATACCGCTTGGCTACTCGTATAGTCACCCTACATGCTTTGTCCTATAGACATCTGTTAGACTCAGCGTATCGGACTACTGCGTCTACCTATTCCGCCATTACCAACCATTCCAGCACTGTTCCGATTATCCTAACTACATTCGTAGGTTCAGATATACAGCTGGTTCCCGCCAACCTAGTAGACGGGCAAAGGGTAATGGGCAATATGCTGGTAGCAACTCCCTGGCGGATTTTTATCAGGGTTTATTCCCACGATTACTACCAGCAATGCTACCCACTACCAAATGTCCATCTAATAGGTGGATTAATTATTAAAGTGCTTCTAGAACAGCCTTAGTTTGTAAATCGTTAGGCTGTTTTTTAAGATGTTTCAACATCTTGCGCTTTTTATTAGCTGCAACTCTGGTCGGTCCATTCGCATATCGAATCTTTTGGCTAGGGCTTGGACCAGTTAGGTGTTTAGGCATATATTTCTCCTTTAGGCGATTACGCCTTTTTTACCTTCTTCCGTAATTTATCCATCAGATACCCGGTAGGGCTTCCGATCTCTTCGTAATAGAGTTTGAAGTTATCAAGACTCGACATCTTTATATCTCCTTGAAATGCGGCCGCCTTTAGCACCGGCTAAGCTTGCAAGTGTACGGTTACTACCGAACCCTTTATTAGGACTCTTGATCTTGCCGCCTAGCGCCCCGGTCATCTTGTAGAAATCTTCGCCGTATTTCTTTTTATTGGTTTCAGCGGCTTTACGACCACCTTCTTTAGTTCCTGCCATAGTACCTCTATTTCTGCCTTAAGGCGTTACCAATTATTCCTAACAAAATGCTGAATGGTAATGTTTGCCAAAAACTTAGTGCGAACGCTGGTTTCTCTATAACCGACGCTATACCGCCCAAAACAAGCATTATTAACCACGTATTTATGAATATGATTAGTGGGATTAGTAGAATAACTAGTACCACAACTATTAATTTCTCCACGTTATCTCCTCTGTTTAACTACTGTATAGGTGTGATCTAAATGATCTGGTAGCCATATTTCTTCTAAGAATTTGCGACGCATCTTATAATCAGCTGTCTCGACTCCTTTAGCTTCAATCAGTTCATACGAACCATCGTTGTTATGTACTCGAAAATCTACCTTGTGGCTTACCTTAAAGGCTTTGAGGCCATTTTCTCGGTAGCACCAAATCTCCACCTTAAATTGACGATCATAGTCTTTAATATCTTTCGCTTTTTTCCGGAGCAGCAATTCATCTGCTACACCGGCTTCAAACTTGCTATCGTATTTAAACCCATCGTTACCAATCGTTCGTTTTGCACCATATTTATTGCCGTAACGCATTTGGTAAACCATTACCAGCCCTCCGGTTTTATGACGTTATCTGGGCACGCATTTTGAAAATATTGCTTAACCCGGTCTTCACTGAAACCAGCAATACCACAACCAACCTTTGTGAGGTAAAACGTATATTCTGGCAGTGCTCGAGCCGTGGCCAGGAATCGTATGGCAGTCTGACGAAATTCAAGTTCGTTAACTTGTTTCATTCGCATATCGAGTGTGGGAAAAGCGTAAGATCTCCCACTTAAGCCTTCATCCACGCCCCACTCAAGTCCAAAATCATCTACTGCTTGCCGAGCGAGGCCACCTAAGTGTGACCCCATCCGATTGGTACCAACCACAATAATCTCTTTTTCCTTTAAACTAGTGATCTTTTCTGGAGTTGTCATTTCACCTCCACAAATTCACCGGCCTGAAGCATGTAGAATGTGTTGGCCTTGATTTTCTTGCCATCAACTTTTACGGTTTGTACATCAATACGTTTCCAGCCATATTTTGCCCGGCCATCTCGTTTCCATTCTGCAAGAGTAATCCAACCACCTTTTTTAGCGCGAGCCTTACCTTCGATACCGACCGATATAGCTACACCTTCAACACCAGTGTTGGTAGCTGCTGAGTAGTCACCAGTGTTGGTAGCTGCAGATTGGTAACCAGTGTTGGTAGCTGCTGAGTAGTCACCAGTGTTGGTAGCTGCAGATCGTCCACCAGTGTTGGTAGCTGCAGATTGGTAACCAGTGTTGGTAG